GCGGTCCCTGTAGCTGGTTCGCCAGTCAGCGGGCGCAACACCTCGAGGATGGCGCGCGCAGTGCGGGTGGTTCGGCCGATCTGCCCCATCGTCTAGCCCGATGTGATGACGTCAAGGATGAGCTCGATCGCCTCGTCGAAGACAGCGTCGGGCACGTCGAAGAAGTCGCGCCGTGGCAGGTTGCCCTTGGGCGCGCCGAACAGGTGGTGGACGGCGTACTCGACGCCTGTGCTCGCCTCGGCGAAACGCGGCCCTGAGCTCGGCTCGATGCTGCCCGCGAGCACGCCGAAGTCCTGCAACAGCTTGCCGCCCTTGCGGCGCGAATTGCCAGCGACCGTGCTCGGCGCGAACGGGTCCCACCCGCCTTGGCCCTCGGTCTCGAACTCGTCGTTGACGGCCTCGACCAGCATTTCAGCCACGATCGCCATCGTCGGCGCAAGGTCGCCGCCGCGCTTCTCGAACGCCTCGACTTGCTTGAGCACGTCCGACGCGTCGGTGACGACGTTGAACATCGGCATGGGCGGCTAAAATCCCCCGCGCCCGTTCGGGTGTTCCTTCGTGCGCGCGAACTGCAAGCACGGCGGGTCGACGCTCACCTTGGTGGTGATGACGTTGTTCGGCCCCGCCTGCTGCTCGCCTCGAGCGCGCGCCTTCGCTTGCCCGATGTCCTTCAGCTTCAGCTCGGCGGCCTTACGGATAGCGGTGTACGGGCCGGTGCCTTGCTCGTCGAAGTGCTCGGGGCGCCTGCGCGACATTTCGTCGGCGGCGATGTCGCAAATCAGCCCTCGGACGTGCGCGTCGTTGTCGACCAGCTTCTGGATTTGCGCCTGCCCAAAGCCGTGCCCCAGCGCGCCCTCGGCACACTGCGAGGCCGACTCAAGCACGTCCTCCATGGTCGCGGCGTCAGCCTGCTCGTCGCCGTCGTCGTCGACGTACTGCGCGACTGTGCGCGGCCCGAACCTCCGCTCGAGCTGCGCGCGCGTGATAAGGGCCGACGCGGTGGCCATCGCCTACTCGAACAGCGGCTCGATACAGCCCTTGGCGTAAAAGTCGTCGATCGCCGCCTGGTTAAGGTCGACCCCAACGGCGAGCTCGTCGCCCTTCGACGCGTACCGTGCCACCTGCTTGGTGTGGCACATGTACTTGATTTGAGTGATGACGCGGTACCGACCGTCGTGGGAGGTCTTCGCGCTCTTGCGCGCCTTGCGCTTCTTGGGCTTGGGCTTGGCCTCGGGCGGCTCAGCCTTGGGTTCGGCGGGCGGCAGGGTGGCTTTGAAGTCTTCCTCGGTCGTCATCGCATCCTCGTGGGTCTGGTGAGCGTCGTGGCGCGCTCACCCGTGTGGTTGCTTACTGGACGACGTCAGCGATGCGACCGCCGACGTTGTTGCCTGTGATGACGGCAATGTCCGCCATCGAGGCGACCACCATGGTGCCGCCCTTGGGGCCTCGGTTCTCGATGCGGAACTCCCGCGTCTCGAACCCGACACCCGCGACGCCACGTCGGCGGAAGGTGTACGTCGTGGCGATTTCCTCGCCGTCCAGCGGGATGCCGGCAGGCGGGGTGGTGCACAGGATGACGCTGTCGCCGAGAACGTAGTCGAGGTTGCCCGTCGTCTCGTTCTTGACCTTCGCCGCCGCCACGTGGAACGGAGGCAAGCCAGGGATGCGGAAGTCGACCTGCGCCGATGCCGCGTCCTGTACGCGCCCGAGCGCGGTGTCGGCCGAGCTGTCGCCGATCATCTGCCGCATGTGGTCGCGGACAGACGGGTTTCGCAAGAACGCGTTGGCGACCTGCTGGTTGAACCACACCGCAGTGACCATTTGCGCGCTTTCCTCGACGCGCGAGTGCAGGTCAGCGATCGGGTCAGCAGCCGAGCCGCCGTTCCAATTGAACGTGGCGCCGAGCGTCACCGTGTTGTTGGCGTCCCACGAGCCAGCCGTGTCGAGCAACGTCCAGGTGTCGATCTCGCGGTCGAGCTGCAGCGCCCAACCGACGCGCCGCATGGCACGCTGGCGGGGACGATACGGCGCCCCGTCGGCGTTGGCGTTCTGCTCGGTGATGTCGTTGATGAACGAGCCGAGGAAGCGGTCCACCACCTTGTAGTTGGTGAGGCTCGACTTGGTTTCGACCTCGGGGATGGCGCCCTCACGCGAGCCCTTGACGTCGACCTGCCTGAACGCGTCGTCCAGGCTGAAATCGCGGTACTTGTCCTCGTCCTTGTCGACAAGGATCGGCGACGACACCTCATCAGCACGGAACGGGAACGGGCGATAGCCGGCCAGGTACGTCGACATCTCTGCCGGGTCGCTGACGTCGGCAGGGGTGAGGCTCAAGGTGATGGGGTGCCCGACGCGACCGCCGAGCATCTTCGCCGAGTCCTCGTCGACGACCTTCACCGAGATTTCCCGGTTGTTGTTGTTGGCGTACAGCCCGCTTGGGGCCTGGGTTTCTTTCACCCAGGTAGGCAGCGCGCTGTGCGCCGACTGGCTCATCAAATCGTTCATGCTGAACATGGTATTTCCTTCCCTTTCTATCAGATGCCGGCTTGGCCGGGTCCAGCAAGCTCGACCAGGACCTTGTCGTCCTGCGAGGCAGCCTCGGTGAGTAGTGTGCCAATCACCGAGTCGGTGGTGGCGTGCGCGGCGACACGGCCGAGCGCCGTGGTGCCGAGACGGACGCCCTTGGTTGCGAGCGCGCCCTCGGCGTTGCACTCGACGACGCCGCGGATGCAAACGTCTCCCCAGTCGTCGTCGGCGATGTCGCCGTTGACCACCACGCCGTACAGCACGCTGTCCGCGTTGGCGGGAAATTCGACCTCACGGGCGCCAACCTGCGTGTCGGAGATGACCACAACTGCGCCTTCGGGGAGGGTGCCCCCCTCGACGTTCTTGCAGCTGCGGATGGATTCGAGGATCTGAGTAGGTTCTGCCATTGTCCTGTCCCTTTCAGCTCGCTGCGCGGATGTTGCGGCAGAGGTCCGTTGCCTCGCTCATGAGCTCGTCGAAGTGTTTCTTGTCGCCACCGGGCTGCGACTTGATGTAGTTGGCCGCTTTTTCGATGTGGTTGCGGCCGGGGTGACTGTCGATCGACCGTGCCAACGCCATTGCGTCGGTCGGAGCGTTCGCGCCGGGGGGCGCTGCGGGCAGCATGGGGGCGCTGCCGAACGACACACTGCGACCATCAGGCGCAGCCGAGAGCGAGCGCAGGATGGGGCTCTGCACGGTGGGCGTAGTGGCCACCGCGCGGGTGAGGTGCATCGGGTCGCCAGGCTTGGCGAACGCGAGCGGGTACTGCTTCATGAACGCTGTGCGCGCGTCCTGTCGCAGTTGCATCGGGGTCTTGCCTGACGCGTTCGGCTTCATGCAGCCGTCGATCGACAGGTCGCCGACGCTTCCCTTGCGTTCCGCCATGATGGCGCCCTTGAACTCGGCGGGGACGTGGTACGCGGCGGTGACCGCCTCGACGTCTTCCTCGACCGCTGCGCCCTCGACCTCGACCTGATTGCCGAGCAACGACTCGACATGGGGCAGCAAGTCCTTCAGCGCCAACATCTCCTGAAGCTTCGCCGTTGCGGCCGCCTCGTCGGTGACGCCGAGCGCTGCGAGCAGCTTCCCGAGGGTTGTGGAGGCGCTGGCGCCTTCCTCGAGCTCGAGCATCACTGCCTTTTCGATTTCGGTCTCGTCGGCGGGAATGCCGAAACGCCCCGCGAGTGCTTTCAGTAGACTCATTTCGGTCCTCTTTTGTTGTATCGGTTCGGTGCCTACCGGTGGCTCGATTGGCGGTTGAATGGGTGGGGTGGCCGCGGGTGCGGCCGGTTGTGCTGGCGGGATTACCTGCGCCACCTTCGCGGACAGCTTATCAGCCTCAGCGAATACATCCTCAGCATTTGCCATCGTCGGCAGGCGGAAGATGCGGCGCAGCTCGGCGAGCGTGCCCTCAACGTCGACCCCAGGCGGCGGGGTGGCCCCGTTCGTGGTCATCGCCGCCAGCTTGGCGAGCTTGCCCTGGACCTCGACCAACCCCTCGGTCTCGTCGAGGTCGAACACCCGCTTGAGTTCGGCGAACGCGTCGTCGAACGTGCGCGACGCCGCGATCGGCACCATGCCCTGGATGAACGGATCGTTGGTCAGCGCGATGCTCGACATGTACCAACCGATCGACTCGCCGGTCACCGGGTCCTTGGCGTCGGGCCATACGGCGACCGACGTCCACTGGTAGCGCCCCTCGAGCACATACGACAGGGCGGGCTCGAGAAATTCGGTGAGCGCCCACATCTGCACCTTGGCGTCGTCGCCGTCGCGCACCTCGAGCTCGAGCGCCCACGCTGCTGCAGGCGCGCCCGATGCGGCGTATTTCGTCGGGTGCGCTTCGCTTGCGTGCCCGAAGTCATACGCCAGCACCCGCGCGGTGCCGACGCCATCGAGACCCGGTTCGTAGGACGGGTGGCCCTGGAAGTTGGCCACGATCTGCTCGAACGCGTCGCGGTCGAACGCGAACGGGCCTGCCGAGTGACCGGCGAACTCGCCTTCCTCAGCGACCTGCACCCATCGAGGGGCGCTGCCGCTCTTGGTCACGATGTCCTCGCGCAGCTGCGGCTCCTCGAGCGACAGCTTGAGCGAAGGCGTCAACGCGCCGCGATCTGCGATGCGGGGAGCCATCGCTATCCGATGATGACCCAGTCGACCGTCGAGGTGTCCGACCCGCCGCCGACGATGTCGAAGTCACCCGAGGCGGGTGGGCCGACGGTGCGAGCTGCGACCGGTGCGGAAAGCGGGGCGGGGGTGCCAGCTTGCGTGTTGTGGGTGAGCATGATCACCGAGTCGGCGGTGATGGTCACGTTGCTGACGGTGATGGCCCCAGCCGTCAACGCAGCCGTGGTCCCACGCTGAATGGCTGCCGCGAGCTTTTGAAGCGGGAGCCGCTGGCCGCTGGTTGCGATCTCTTGCTGTCCTGGATATGCGCCCATGTGGGGTCTCCTTGGGTGGTTGCGGCCTTGATACTACACCGCGAGGGCCAGCGCACGCGAGCACGCAACGGTCAGGGCTGGAACAGCGACCGCACGGCGACACCGTCCGACGGGTCGACCCAGCCGTTCAGCGTGGCGTACTCGACGACCGCCTGCGAGTGCCCGCGCCGCTCGTCTTCGGGCAGTTTCGCCACGACGGCGCCCACCTCCTTGAGGTCGTCGATCGTCGGTTCGTCGATGTCGTCGAGGTGCCACCAAGCATCGAGGACGTCGCCATCGTCGGTCTGCTCACCCATGGGTATCCCAGAACTTAATCACCTTTTCGATGAACTTCACAGCCCCAGGATCGATCCGCTTCAGGTCGTCGAGCCGATGATGGTACGCCGTCCACGACTCGGCGAAGTACTCATCGGCGCTTGTTAGGGCGTATTTGCTGATGGCTGGCGACTTCATGCTGCTGCTGGCCGGCGAGAGCCTCAGCCTGGCGCGCGCTTTCTTTGCAAGGAACTTCCTCCGCTTGAACATCCTGAGCAGTTCCTCGCCCAGAGAATGCCCTGCCTTGTCGCGCACGGTTGTTGGCGTCAGCTGTTTCTTTTTCAAGGCGGTCTTGAACGCGGACATGGATCGCCCTGTCACCTCGACCATTACGTGGTGCCCGATTTCGTGCTCGAGGACGATGTCTATGGCCTCTTCGGCAGTGGCGGCCGTCTCGTTGACGGCGAACGCGAACTCCCTACTCTCCGAGTCGCGCCCGATCTTACCGAGCGAGGTGTTGGGCAGCCCGATCGGCGTGGCGCGCTTGCCGTGCGTGAAGCCGTAGTTGATTTCGATTCTGGGCGCAGACCCGCCCAGGCTGCGCATATATAGCCCATTGTGCTTGACGCCCTGCCGGGACGTGTCGTTGACCGTCATCTCGACGGGCCGTCGGCGCAGCATCTTCCGGGACTCGTCGGACACGCGCCCTAGCGATTCCCTCAGCTGGGGTATTCGTTTCGCCGCTAGCTGCGGGGAACTGTCGCCAATGAAAATCGGGTGTGTCAGCACATCGTCGACCGCCACACCTGGGGTGCCTTTGGTTGCGATCGGCACGGGGCCGACCTCTTGGGATAGCAACTTGCCGGCCTTGTCGTACACGCTGACGCGCGCGCGGATGTGAGTCGCGCCCGCGTCGATGGCCGCCTGTAGGCGATGTCTGCCGTCGACCAACGCGAGCCCGCGATCGTCGATCTCGAGGTCGATCGGGCGCAGGAACTTGAACTTGCGGCGCAGCTTGTCGCGTTGGGCGGGGGACTTCCTTCGGATGCCTG